ATATAATTATGATCACTATCAATGTGTAAATTATATGTTTTATCTGTTCTTGATATTTCTGTTTTTTTGATTAACTTCATATAATTTCCTGATTTTTGTTGCTGTTTTTTCATCAAATTTATCATATTCTATATTTTTAATTTGTGTTCTAAACCATTGCTGATCTACGATCAATACTGTAAAATTATTTTTACTTGCCCATTGTTGTAACGCACTAATTTTTGATTCAAATTTTTTTCCATTACATAATTCTTTTGGTTTAATTTCTATTACTAATTTATTAATATAATCTATAAAATCTACAATGTATATTTTTTTAATTCCATCAATCTCATATTCTATTCTTAATTTTTCGTATTCTGCCGCACTATTATAATATTGATATAATGCCTCCCAACTTGAACGGTAGTATTTTCCATCAAAAATACATTCCCAATGCGTATTTTGGTTATTTGAGTTTGGGGTAAATTCGCCAGATTTAATTAAATTTTTCATTTTTTCAGATTTAATATATTTTTGTTCATCCGTATATTTCACCCCATACATTCCGTTATTAATACCAGAATTTTTTAAACCAATTTTGTTTTTTGTTTCTTGTGAAGGCGGTCCTGGCAAATATGGATAATTGCCCTTCATGTTTTTATTCCATGGAACACCAGTATTCAAATTTAATTTAATTTTTTCACCATGTTTATTTTGACAACTTTTTCCACCTATTGTAGATAATGCAGAACGAATCGCATGTTCGGATACTTGATTGTCCAATAAGTTATCAATATTTTTAATCCATAAATCTGTTTTGGTATTTTTTATTCTACGAATAAATCGCAATCTATCGTTATCGTGCAACACCATTCCATTTGATAATTTTATATGCGTTGAATTCCATTCAACAACACGGATTTTTTGTTGATAACTTGTTAGTCTATTATTAACAATTTCTATCATTCTTTGTGATTTTTTACTCATAAATACTTTCGCCTTTGCTATATGTATTTATGTTGAATGATATTATATCGTGCTCGTCTGTCAATTCATCCGCACGAACCCATCCACTATTCGTTAAAAATTTATGATTTCCTGTAACCTTAATAATACTACCATTGTTAAATTCCAATTCATACATTTTTTCAAACGATGAATTTTTAAGATTTACATGTTGCTTTACGACAGTATCAACTTTAAAATTTTTATGTATTTCAGAATAATTTATGACTTTATCACCAATTTTTATATCTTTGATTGGAACATATCCATTCGGGGTTAATACCTTCATATCACCATCAAAACATTCATCCACAACAAGCGCAGTCACATTCGTCATTGCTGCCCAATCTTTGCCTACCCCTTTACTGCTCTTATAAAGGCTATTGAGGCTCTGCCATGTTGAAATAGTATGTGTGCGACCTAATTCTTTACGATCACCAAAATAAACACCAACATCCAACCCAAGATTTATATAATCTGCTTCTGTTTGTGTAACAAGACTTTTGCTTGGCACAATAACAATAGTACGCCCATGCGGTTCAACCATAAGACTCAAGGCTGCTGTCATAATAGTCTTGCCAGCACCTGTTGCAACTTCTTGCACACACTGTGTATCACCTAAAAACTGATTTATAATATCAATTTGATAATCACGCAAGACAATTGGTTGTCCAACATTTGGATGACCCACTGGCCATGTCTTGTGCGCAAACGTGCTGCTATCTACTTGAGTAAACTGAAATGATTGGCGATTTTCACGCTGATCGTCTATTTCAAAATCCCAGTTGCGTTCAGTTAACCATTCTAAAACTTCTGGAAGCAAATTAATATAGGTGCTGCCACCTAATTGAAAGTATGCAACCTTGCCATCCCACCGACCTAGTTTTACACTTGGTAAATGACGAGCATACGGAACCTCATACTTGAATTTTGCCACAAGCCTGCGGCGAGTGTCTACATCAAGTCCTTCAAGTTTACAATTTACTTCGTCACGGATTACAATCTTGCACAGCATTAGTATTAATATACACAATAATTTACGATAGCGCAATAAAAAAACAGGGCATTAGCCCTGTTTATGAAAGTTATTTGCTTTTCTTTTCTAATAGTTTTTGTATAGTTACCTTGGTATCAGGACCAGCACCATATTGCATTGTAACCAATCGTCTGGCACTGGTTTGATCATTGGCATTTACCGTTAGACTAAAACTAGTCACTGGCACATGTGGTCTTGTAACGTAACCACTGATATCATATGTCTTCATGCACCATTCCTCATAATAGTTACTTCTGCAACACGCTGCCAACGGTTTGGCTGCGACTTACGAAGGTCTGCCAACTTGAGTGCAGTGCGCAATGACATTTCACGGAACCGCTTGGCATTAGCCTTCATAAAATGCAGAATTTCAGTTTCCTGTTGTTTGGTCATATCATAACCATTAAACAATTGTCCGCTTTCTGCAATCTGCCGAATACGAAGATATTTATCGTGTTCAGTATCCATTGTCAAATCAATATAATGACAACGTGATTGTAACGCACCAAGATGGTCTTGTAGTTTTTTACTGCGAATATTCTCAAACTTCAAGTTAGTGATAAAGATAACACCACCCTTAAAGTCAAACTTGTTAGGAATACCTTGCTTATGTAGGAGATTGCTATCAGCATTCCAATGGATAGTGCGCTTCTTGCCACTGTCAAGGGCTGCTTTGAGAATGTTAAGTGACAGTTCATCCATTAACACGCTATCGCAATCGTCAAATACCAACACACTGCCACTATCGCTAAACTCATACAACTTGGCATACAGACCAAGTGCAGTCATAGCACCCTTGACAACCTGATATTTGACCTTGCCAGCAACTTCATCATAAAGAGAGTGTTCGTCCAACTTTTTATGGACACCATAGGATTTGCCCACGCCTGGTGGTCCCACGACGATCATGGCACGGACATCACCTTCCTTGACAGCAGTGGTCATATCTTCTAAAATCTCAAAACGCTCGGCAATACGAGCCATAATTGCTTCATCATTCATGCGAGTCATGGGAACACCCTCTGTGTTTGAGCCTATAACTTACAATACCATAAATACTATGGTTGTCAAACATTATTTTTTACAAAAAAGGAACGTTAATCATGTTAATTAAAAGAATTAAAACAAAAACTCGCCCATCAATTGATACTAGTATAAATTATAATTGGAATAGCAATTATGATGATCTAGAGTTACAGAACAATAATTTTTATTCGTCATCTCTTGAAAATGGATTGATATATTCTGTAGTTAATTTTTTAAACGAAAGCGAACTAACACTAACAGAAGAAATGCATTTTACGTCCATTCAAAATTGTATTGATTTTGAAAAACAATTGTATGACGTGGAATACAACAATGGCAGTCTTGCTATTAGTTTGCAGTACATGTTAGATAATAATATAACGCATACTGTATCCTATGTTTTTGAAAATTAATTTTTACTTTACATAATTTTCACGTGGATAACGTTCACGATAATGGCGGTCACCTGGTTCCAGACTACGAGCAAGTTCTACGTAGTCTGGATTTTTACTATGCAACCATGCTTCATGATCGAAACGCCAGTGTGGAATAGTAGGATGCGGTTTAAACTGCGTGTAGGCACGGTTTAACTTATCTTCTAGATGATGTAATACATCAAGTGTTTTAATATAACTTAACTTAGCCCACCAGAAATTACCAGCAAAGTGTGGCCATGGTTCTGTGCCATAGTTTGTGCCTACTACTTGTGCACCTTCATCAAGTGCCTCTACATTGTCTTTCCATTTTTCAATGGTGAAGTAATTCATAAAGTTGCGCCAATCACCAACATTTTCATCACCCCAACGCAGCAATCCTTTTAGATGAATATAGCAAACATAACATTCACTATCTGCATGCTGAGCAACGGTGTGCAAGAAATTAAGTGTTGGATATTCATGGAAGGCAGCATCTTTGTTAACTTTTACTAACTTGAGTTTGCTATCGGTATCAACAATATTTTTAGATGATAACCAAGCCTCAAAGGTCCAAGGTTGACCATTCATACAGATATTAATTTCACTGGCAGCATCCCATAGTCCAGATTTTACAATCAAATCCCACTGTTGGTCCATTACATTGTTCCAACCATTTAACTCATTCACGTGCCAGAAAACTTTAATCGGGGTCATATTATTACCTTGTTGATGTTGGTGGACCGCCAGGGAATCAAACCCTGACCTTCGCCGTGCAAAGGCGACGTGCTCTCATTATCACTAGCAGCCCACTAGATAATAATATATATCCTAATATAATTCTTGTCAATAAAAAACCCCCACTGGGTGAGGGCTTTTAACAACATAACTCCTGAAAGTTATGGACTACTACTACGAATAATAGTAGGGGGTAATCTAGTTATAGGCGATACGGTCCATTACGTCCCATTCCCTATAATTTTATTTAGCGGATTTGCAATCCACCAAAATTTCTTTTATTCATACCGTAACCACGATCCCACATCTGTAGACGATATTCTACATCACGAACATCATGACAGTCAGCCATAAATGCTTCAAACTTGCGGCTCATCTCTTCTTGTTGTGATGGGAAAAGATAATTCCAAATCTTACTTAATGTTTTCATTGCGCTCTCTCCTTGCACTGCAATAATACTTATTACAATATATGTTGCAGCGCAACAAAAAACAATGGGTTTTTATGCAGATCGGATATGCTTTTAAGTTATAGATATTAATTTATTAATTTTAAATTGATATGTCTTTTAATAAATTCTTCATCATTAAATTTTGGTGATGTTACAAGAATGGCATATCTGATGGTTTCAGTTTCATTTACAACACAATGCGGATAGAGTTCATTATTGACTAAGTTAGCAACTGGTGGAATTATACCAGCCTTGAACATTTTAAAAGGAGCATCTACTGTTGGAAAAACTGGTATATGCAAATTAAATCCTTTGGGAATTTTAGTTGGGTGATTATCAATATGCATTTCTATAACACCACCAGGTTTTATAGCACTTACAAAAACGCCAGTAATTTCATCAATATCATATTGTAATAAAAAATCTATTAAATTTTTATATGGCAAATTTGAAGTTTTAAAAATTTTATTTAATTGAAAATCTGAATTAATAATCCAATCTTTTTGTTTTAAATTTTTAGCTGCATTAAAATTTACAGTTCCTATATCATTAAACAGTAATTTACTATCATATTTTAAATTTAAACTTACATAAGGCAATGATTTTAAATTATCTTTTTTAAAAAAATTAATTCCATTATCCCATTCAAAAAAAGAATTTATTTGACTATTATAGTGTTTTTTTAATTTATAACTAGCAACATCGGTATAACCATAATATTCTTCATACAAATTTTGATAATATCCGTTTAAAATTTCTGTACTGATATGTGCTTTAAAAAATCCTATATCATTGTGTAAAATAATATTCCATGTAATATTTTCATCAATATATGTGCATGGATTTAATATATTTCCATCTTTATTAATTCCCCACGAAGTATATAACATTTCGCTTAAACTATAATCATCAATTAATATATCAACAATTTCTGTTGGCAAAAATGAAGTTATAGTTATTTTTTGCCAGCCATTTTTTAATTCAAACGAATCTTTATACGCAAAATTTTCATCTGATAAATTATTAACTTGAGAAACATTTATATGATTGTTTAATTTTGTAATTATTTTACAGATAGACATTTGTCATATTTCCTTAATAGATTTAATAACATCTATGAATAATTGTTTAAATTCTTCTTTGGCGGGTAAGAACACTTCTTCTTTAATCTTATTGCGTTCACGATAGTTAGAATACTTTTCTTCTTCCCACATATCATCTTGAGCATCAATCATCCGCTCCATAGCAAGTAGCATTTTTTCTAGTAATTCGTCAGTTGTCATCATTTTATAGTCCCAATATACTTTGGCTACGATCAATCCACTCTAGAACTAAATTACTTTCATTGAACCTATCAATGCCGCCTAACACCGCATCAAGACAGTATGGAAGTCTATTGGTTTCTTTTAACTCATATAAACTGCTATACAAACGTGGTTCATCGGCAGTTTTATATACTGCTGCACGTAGCCATCCGCTTTCCTTATCTAATTGGAAGTTAGCCTGACGACAATCAAAACCAGCACTTGCTAACTGAACAATAAGACTGCTCATTGTATAAACATGATACATTCCACTTGACATGGCAACATTTACCGTATTGTGTTCAACATGACTGTGTACTGAAAGTGAATAAGGTATCTCTACCATTAGTAAACCATCTTTGCGCAGCAACTTGTGCCAGTGGAATAGCGTACCAACAGGATTTAATGTATGATGCAGAGCATTGTGACACCATATAAGGTCTTGTTGTGGTAGTTCAACCGTGCTCATGTCTTCAAATTTCCACAGCATCTTGCCAGCAGTTTTAATTTCTAAACTAGGAGCAATGTCAACCGCAGTAACATTAAAATTGTAAGCACGACCACCTTGGTTATGCAGTGTTGCCCACCATACTGCATCTAGACCGATGCCAGCACCCATGACAGCAATGTTGCTCATGCCGCTTAAATAATCATCAAGTAGTGCAAGATAGTTTAGGGTTTTAAGACTGTGTTGGTGGCTTTCTTGAGGTGTCATTGCGTTTCCATTAAATATTGCTATACATTATATATTAGGATATTATCATCATATGAAATTATTAATCACAGGCGGTAGCGGTTATGTTGGCAGTTATCTTGTTAAGTATTATACAGAATATGGACACCATGTTCTTGCACCAACGAGCGGTGAACTTGACCTAACCGATCTTACTGCAACAGAACGCTATATGGCTGCACATCCTGTTGACACCGTAATTAACTGTGCATTTTATGGTCGTGAAATGATTCACGACCCTGATGATAACTTTTATATCATTAACATGGCAATGTTTGGCAATTTGTTAAACCAGTCACGATACTACAAGAAGTTTGTTCATCTTGGCAGTGGATATGAATACGACAATGAACGCAATATTGACTTTGCAGACGAAGATGATATTTTTTATGTAGAACCAAAGCTACCATATGCTGCGTTAAAACATATACAAGCAAAACATTTGGCCGAACGTGATAACTGTTATAATATACGACTATTTGGGTTGGCGCACTATAGCGAACCAAGCAACAGATTCTTTCAACGATTGTTAAATGAGGATAAGGTAGTAATCAGTGAAGACCGTAAACATGATTTTTTCAATTTAGAAGATGTGCCAACCGTTATTGATTTAGTGTTGAATAACCAAATTAAGCACAAGGCAATTAACTGTGTTTATGAAAACAAATACACGTTAAGTCAACAAGCACGGATATTCTGCGAGATTAAAGGTCTAGACTACAGCAAGGTTGTTGTAGAAAGCACAAGTAACAGAGGTTATACTGGCAGTAATGAAAGAATTAAAGAATATAATCTGCCACTACTTGGTTTAGAATTAGCGTTTTTACGGTATTAAAACACGTAACATTGCGGCATAATCAGCAAGAACACTCTCGGCACTATAATCCGCATATAGTTTCTCAAGTGGAGCAGTGCCTTGTGCAATGATCTCCTTGATGCTCTTGTCTTCAATAAAGATACTTGGTTCAATGTTCCAGAAATTACGAAACTGATGACTGCGTGTCATAGCAATAGGGCGACGAGCAGCGAGGGCATAGTCAGGTGAACTTGCAATACCGGCACCATCAAGATAGTCATAGAAGTAACAGTTAACAGTATTGTGTGCCAACCAGTCAACTACTTCATCGGTTTCCATGAGTTCATGACTAAATTGCAATTCAATACCTGGTTTAGTAATAATACTCTTTACTTCTTGAACACGAGCATTGGCATTGCTTCCAGCATATCCATGAATTAAATCTTCATAGAATCCAAATGGAATATGAAGTCGTAGAATAGCCTCATCAAATTCTTCTTGAACTTTGCGAGCAAGGCGAGCAATACCCTTATGTGGAGGTCCAAATCCTTGAAATCCAATGATTGGTTTATCACCATCCTCATAAACATGAGTTGTAGTGGGTGGTAG